CTGACACCGGTGCCCGCATCTTGGATGCGCCGCAACCGCCACACTACGAGCGTATAGAAGTTGGTCTGGTCAGGCACCGGCCACACGTTGATGGTCGGATACTGCACGCCGGTCGGGTGGTCTTGCCCACCCAGACGGTTGAACCAAAGCTGTATGGGCCTGCCTTGCGCGTTCTTGTTCGGGATGGTCGAGTAGGTATCGACGCTGATGCGGCTGATGTTGATGTCAGTCTGCCCTTGGCCCGTACCGGTGCGCACGACGTGGTCAATGATGTCGATAGTATCTACCGGCATACCGTATTGCGATACGCCCTGCACGAGTGGGATGGTGCCCTCGTCGATGGTCCACAGGTTGATGCCGCGATTGGCCCACTCAAGGGTAAGCAAATTCAAGCTGCGGCGTGCGGTGCGCATATCGTAGCCAGTCCTAAGCTCAGCACCACAACGCTCAAACGCCTCTTCGATAAGGGTGTTCAAGTCGAGATTGAAATCGGTAGTCCCGGTGGTGGTCATAAATTAGGCCCTACTTACGTCTGTTGCGCATATCATGTCGAAGCTCCCATAGCAAGTTACTGGGGTATCCAGTCGGGGGTTGCGGTCTGGCTATCGAAGGTGAAGGTCGGTGTCGGCGGCGTCGGTTCTGGCGTCCAGTTGGGGTTGGCAACGAGGTCCGCGCCAGCGAAGTTGCTGGAGCTGGCGATTGTATCCGGGTTCCAGTTTGGCGTCGGTGCGTTGCGGATAACCCTTGGCGGGTAGAACGTGTTGGTGTTGAGGAATATCTGCGGGCGCAGCGCCCAGAACTGGTAGCTCGTGAACGGGTAAAATGCGTTGGTGTTGTTGTACCGGGCCGGGGCGAGCGTGTAGGTCGTCGACACCACAGCGGGGAAGAACGTATTCGTATTGTCATAGCGCGAAGGCGCGACAGTGACCGGGCCGGGCGTCAGGGTGGCAGTGTACCAAACCTGTATGTTCTCAACTGCCAGTCCGACATAGTTGGGGTCAGCGTAGCCGGGGGTGTAGTAGTCCTCGAACTCAAGGGCATAGGTAGACGTCGCGGTCGCTGCGTAGAAGCTGTTGGTGTTGTTGAAACGCGCGGCCTGAACGAGCACCTGCGTCTGGGTTACGCTCGGCGAGTAGAAGCTGTTGGTATTGGTGTATAGCGAAGGGGTGAGCGTCACCGCACCGCGAGTTACCGTTGCCGTGTAGAAGCTGTTGGTGTTGGTGAACAATGCTGGGCGCAGCGACTGCTCTTCGGTGACGGTTGGGCTGTAGAAGGTGTTGGTATTGTCGTACCGCGCCGGGGTAAGCGCGTAGGTCGACGCAACTGTGGCCGAGTAGAAGCTGTTGGTATTGGTGAACAGCGTAGGAGTTAGGGTTACCGCACCGCGAGTGACTGTGGCGGTGTAGAAGCTGTTCGTATTGTCGTAGCGGGCCGGGGCCAGCGTGACCGCCCCACGAGTGACCGTAGCGGTGTAGAAGGTGTTCGGGTTATCATACCGGGCAGGCAGCAGCTCGGTAGCGCCAGACTGGGTGACGGTTGGACTGTAGAAGGTGTTGGTGTTGTCATACCGCGCGGGGGTCAGCGTGTAGGTGCTGGTAACCGTAGCCGTGTAGAAGCTGTTGGTATTGTCGTACCGCGCAGGGGTCAGCGTTTTGGTCGTGGTGACCGTCGCTGTGTAGAAGGTATTCGTATTGGTGTAGAGCGTGGGCGCAAGGGTTATGGCCCCGCGAGTGACTGTGGCGGTGTAGAAGGTATTGGTGTTGTTATAGCGGGCAGGTGACAGCGTCACCGCACCGCGAGTGACTGTCGGGGTGTAGAAGGTATTAGTGTTGTCGTACCGGGCCGGGGTAAGTGTTTTGGCGCTGGTTACCGTCGGCGTGTAGAAGGTGTTGGTATTGGTGTAGAGGCTGGGGTTAAGCGTCTGCGCGCCACCAGTGTTGGTGACATCCGGGCTGTAAAAGGTGTTGGTGTTGGTGAACAGCGCCGGTGACAGGGTCACCGCACCCTTGGTCACGGTGGGCGTGTAGAAAGTGTTGGTGTTGGTGTAGAGGCTCGGGGTCAGTATCTGCGTCGTATCGCGGATACGCAGCAGCGCGACTGGGCCGCGCACGTTGGTAACTGTGCCTGTCGCCGTTACGGTTACACTAGGCGCAGCAGTGCTACTCCCCGCTGTCACCAGCGCACGGGCGATATAGCCACCGATGTCGTTACCCGTACCGCTATCAGGCTCTGCTAGCTCTGCTGCGGTACCGAAGGTCGCGCCAGTGGCCGTAATACTTTGCGCCGAGAACTGGCTAGGCGTGGTGACGTCGGTAGGGATACACATGGCCCAAATGGCCATGTCACCCGATTGGAAGTCGGTAGCTGTGCCGCCATTGGTCAGGTTGACTGTAAAGGCCACGTTGACAGTAGGGGCGGTATCACGAGTGCCGTCAGCCGAGCCAACCGAGAAGGATGTGCTGCCCCCGCCGGGGATGCGCACAATAGCGCCCCAGCAGACGTTGTTGGTGCCGACGGTTACACTAAGCGTGCCTGTTTCAGACCCCGTGACGGTGTCTTTGGTGTAGATGAATAGGTTGGTGTTGCCGGTGTCAATGCCCAGCGTGGCTCCGTAGCCACCCTGCCCTGTGATGCTTTCGCGCAGCGTCCAGCCAGTCGGCGTAGTGACACTGCCACTGTTCGCCGTAGACGGCTTCTGCCCGATAATCAGAACAAGGACATCATCCGCCGCAATGCTGGCTGGATAGGACGGTGCGACACTCGTGCCGTTTTGCGCCGAGTAGGCTACTGTTCCTATTGTTGGAGTGCCAAAGGCCACTGGCTACTCCTTACTCGAAAGGTGGCGATTTGTTCGGCGTCGTCGTGTGGTCAGCTTGGTAGTGCATGTCGAGGAACAGGGCGAAAACCGGCTGGTTTAGCGTGTCATTCGCGTTCGCCCCATCACGGAACAACCGCACCATGATAACCGTATCCGGCTCGATGCCGGTACCCGGTATGGCATTCTCGTCACTAAGCTCCCCAACCATGTGCATATAGGCAGTGCCGGTCGACGCCTGTTCGACGTAGACTGTGTTTGTGGCGGGAAACGCCTCCTGCTGGTGGCCCTTGGCGATGGTGTACTCGAAGCCCCAGCGCACCGTACCGATGTCGGTGCTAGCGGTCGCCCAGTGCACGTGGAAGTAGAGGGGTGTACCCAGCGCGTAATCGTGGTCAATATGCCACGCTGCCGAGGCTTCGGTCATCTCATTGGGCGGGAACGTCCACGCAAGGATATTACCCCGGAACGGGTTGAGCGTCGGGGCGTTAGGCGAACTGCTGTCCACCTTCACTTCGATGATGTTGTCGCGCCAGCCTAGAGCGTTGTTGTTCTCTAGGTACTCGAAGTTCCCATCCATCTCCCCGTAGGAAAGCGGACGGTCAACCTGCGACCGAAGGACCAAAGGCATCTACGGCCTCCTTACAGAGCGAAGATACCCGAAGCGTTCCATGCGATGTTGATGTCGCCGCCGTTCGGGGTGACAGGCAAGCCGGTGACGCTCGTGTCGATGTAGGCAACCAGCGGCGAGGTACCTGCTACACCGGTGTCGATGTAGATGACGAGGGCTTCGACCGAGTTGCCCGAGACAGCGGTGAAGGACACGTCCGCACCATCGAAGATGCCGTTGGTGAATGTCTTCGAGCCGATGGTCTGCGGGGTGCCTACGACTGCGCTCGATACCGACGAGTAGAACTGGTCAGTAGAGCTGTAGGTATAGACGCCTGTGTCGACCAAAGCCACCTTGACGGTGCCTGCGGACAGGTTGTTGTTTGCCGTGAACTGGAGCAACTGCTCCTTCCACTTGGGGTATAGCGCGTTGGCCACTTACATTTCTCCTTTAACGTAACTTCCTTGACGGTATCTTCGGTTCGAACTGCCGCAGAGGCGGGCCTAGACGCGGTGGCGCGGGCTTCTTCGGGGGCTTGTCTTCCTTGGCGATGCGGGGCTTTTTGGTCTTGCCGCCCTTGGCGTAGACCATCACTTCGTCGGGGTTATCCTTGCGACGAACCTTTTTCGCCTTAGGCATTTTGGACGCCTTCATAGCGCCCATACCCCGACTAGCGCGCATTACTTGCAGCCCTTCATCTTTCCGCCCTTGGCCATCTTCACCATCTTGGTCTTGGTTTTGCCCTTCTTGGCAACGCCGTCAGCGCGTGACGAAACCGAACCACCTTTTGCGTACTTCTTCATTTCTCCACCTTTCGCGTATTTGGAGGGGTTGGGCTTCACGCCCTTTTTGCTTGCAGCCTCTTCGTCCTGCATGCGCTTCATAAATGCCTTACGCTCCGGCGTCATCGGGACAGTGCTGCTGCCACCAGTAGCGCCTTCTTTCGGCATCGGCTTTTTCTTCTTATCCATCATCTCGAATTCCTTTCCGACTTTCTGCGGCACACCAACCTTCTTTGCGAACTCCGGGCTGTGCGCCACCGCCCGCATGAATTTGGCCTGCTTCGCGCTTTTGCTGGGCATCAGTGCTTACCGAGTTCTTCGACCTTGGCCTCCAGCCGTTCGAACGCTTTGTCGAACCGGTCACCCAAACGCTCGACCACATTATTCATCTCGGCGCGCGTGATATGGTCGCGCGCAATTTCTTCGCGGGTGCGGTTGAGCAGGATGCCCAACCTGTCGAGTTCGTCGAACTTACCCTTAATCATGAATGCCATAACCCCAACAATGCCTGTCAGAATGACGTTCCATATCATCATCTCCATATCAGCAGTTCCACGCCCTCAATGATTTGTTGATGCGGCTGTTTGGGTCTTTGGCCGCTTTGCTACCCGTATTCTTCGCCTTCATACCTTTCATACGGGCGCAGAATGACTTCCGCCGGTTGGCGTCTTTTTCCGTTTTCGGGTTGGGTGCAGGGGGTTTCAGGTTCATCCCCTGCTTCTTGGCAGAAGCACGCCCCTTGGCGTTCAGGCCACCTTTGGGGTTCTTCCCTTCCTTGCGCTGCCATGCAGGGGTCTTTGCCATTACCGCATCTTCCCTTTGGTTTTGCCCTTCTTGGCGATGCCATCGCCGCGCGACGAAGCGGAACCGCCTTTGGCGAAGCTGCCCTTTACCTTGATACCCGGCATGCCCTTCTTGAAGCTGGGGCGCACCGACATGCCCGGGGACGATTTCGAAGCAGTTGGCGCGTTGAGGCTACCAAGCCGGTTGCGGTCGAAACCGCCACTTGCAGCCGCTGTGGGGGCAGAGGCCGGAGGCCCTTGTACAGCACCGCCGCCAGCCTTCTTGACCTTGCCACCGCGTTTCATACCTTCTCCTGCTTCTGGGGCTTCTGCCTTGCCTGCCGCAGCGGCTTTTTCGGCCTTGCGGCGCTTCTCCGCCTTGGTGTCAGTTTCCCCAATCATGTGCATCAGCGGACTAATTTTACGCAGGTTGGCGAACGCACCTTGCCCGCTTACAAGGCCGTAAGCGGGGGAAATCGAACCGAGGATTTTGTCAATCTTAGCCATCACGCGGCCTCCTTCTGGTCGGGGGCAATCATCGGATAGAGGATGTCGTTGCCGAAGTTGCCGGTGTATTCCTGCACGCCCATGTGCCCGAGCGTAATGGTGGGGTCTATCCACACCTCGTAGCCCGCCTCGCGGGCGCGGTCGCAGAACAGGAAGTCCTCGCCGATGTAGCCCTCACGGGTTACCTTAAAATCGAAAATGGCGCTGAGGTCTTTGCCTGCGCGCTTGTCCCAATAGGTCCACTCGGGGTGGGCTGCGACCAAGTCCTCGAACACCTTGCGGTTCACCCACATGAAGGCAGTAGCCACATGCTCGGCACGGACCAGACCCATACGGTTCATGGTCAGCTCGCGGTTCTCGTCATAGTCGAGGTTGGCGATATAGACGGGATTTACGTCACGAACGCGGGGTACCGCAGCGACTATACCCTTGCGAGTATCGGTACCCCACGCCATGAGCCGAAGGATATCCTCCGGTTCAAAATTGATGTCGCTGTCGATGAACAAGAGTTCGGTAGCGTCGGAGTCGAGGAAGTCCTTCACCAGCAGGTTGCGGGCGCGGGAAACCACGGAGCAGCCGCAGATGGAGCCGATGTGGACATCAATGCCGTGCTGCGGTGCGATTTGTGTGAAGCGGGCAAGCGAAACTGCCAGCTTCAAAGACACTTTGAAGTCGTAGGCCGGAAGCGCAATGAAGATGCTACGACCGGCTAGATTGAACCCTTGTTCTTGCTGCATATGTCACCCATAGAAAATAGTGATGGAGGCGGTGTTGGTCACCGTACCATACAAGCCATTTTCTGCAAGGATGCCCTCGCCGGGGACGAGTATCGTCACATATCCTGCGTTCGCAGCGGTCGGCGTATTCAGGGTCAGCAGCGTGTCACCGCCCTGCCCGTTGGTGATTACGACCGAGCCTGCGCTTGCACCGCACACCGCGTAGATGCTCTTGATACGAGCGCGCGCAATGTTGGTGTCAGTCTGCGAGACAAACGGACCGGTAGCAGCAAGTGCCTTGGTGGCTTTGACGTCTGATTGCATAGCCATCGGCCTGACTCCTTATTAAGCAGCCGTGGTGATGGCAGTCCAAGTCGTCGAGCCGTTCGTGTTGATATATGCGCGGGTCGAGGTCGAGCTGCCGTCGGTGCGCAGATACAGCGAACCTTGAGCTGCTGCGACGGTCGGGACGCCTGAACCAACATAAATGCCGACGTTGTTGGCGGTTGCCAGCAGCATAGCTGCGCCGCCTGCGGTCACTGCGGAACCAGTGTTAATTTCGAAGCCATTGTCCGACTTCACTGGACCGGAAAAAGTAGTGCGAGCCATGCTCAATCTCCTGTGTAGTAGCACATCCCCACACCGTCTCTACTACGTCCGCTAGGCCGGTCGGTGTAGGTGGTTTCACCTAGTAACGTAGATATAGCATCTACCAAAAAAGAAGGGAAGGTATTTCTACCTTCCCTCCCCCCGTCTCCTTAGGCAGCGCCTTCGGAACCATACATGCCGAGCGGGTCGCTCCAGCCGAAGCTGTAACGTTCGCGGGCCTTGTAGCGGACATTGCCGGTATCGAAGTCACCATCCATGTTGGTGGACATCGGCGTACGGACAAAGTGCTTGAGGCCGTTGGGCACGTCAGTCGTCAAGAACCATGCGTCGGTGTCCGTCAAGAAGTGGTTGACGGTGTAGCCACCGGGGATGGAGCCATTCGACTTGATGGCGTTGATGTCGTTGTCAGCGGTGCCAACGCGCAGCTCGGTTTCGAGCAAGCGGGTTGCGACGAACATCAGGCTGGGCGGAATGATGAGCTTCTTCGGCTTTGCTGCGATGAGCAGGCCGCGCTCGTCAGTCCAACCGGCAATCTGAATGACAGCCGCTTCAAGCGACGTTTCGTTCAGGTCAGCCGGGGTGCTGGGGATGTTCGAGTTGGTACCACCAGAAACCAGCGGATGCGAAGCCGAGAACAGCGGCTGTCCGTCGCCACCGGGGAAGTCGGTGTCGAAGCCGTTGTTGAGGACCGCAGCAGCCTTGGTCTGCTTGGTGTAGGCCATCGCGCGAGCGAGTGCCTTGGTGTACCGCGACGACAGCGAGTCGTACAGGTTGTCTTCAATCGCTTCTTCCGTGAGCGAGAACCCGAGGGCAATCGTTTCGTGATTGTAGCGAGCAGTGAACACTTCCTGCGCGTTGTCGTAGGCGATGGCCGAACCTTCGTTCTTCACCGGAGCAGCCGAGAAGCCCGACAGCTTGGTTTCTTCTTCGAAGGAACGTTCGGAAGTCTCGGTTTCGTAGATTTCCTTGTGCTCTTCGCCATAGCGTGCATATTCCAGACCGAACAGGGCGTTCAGGCCGGGCAGAAGCTCCTTGAGGAGTTGTGCGCGTGAAATTGCCATTGGTCAGTCTCCTATTACACGCCGGTGGGGTTGAGGTACTGGTGCATGCCTTGGTTCCACTTGACGACGACCTCGGTGTAAGAACCGGGGTTACCAGCAGGTGAAGTTTCAGCAATCACGTCAACGATACGGACCGGCCACGTCGAGGTGGTGTCGGTGGTGGCGCTGACAGCGACTTTCGAGTTACCAGTGATGGTGTTACCAGCGTTCTGCACCAGAACGGCGTTGTTGCCGACCGCAGTGCGGTTGACGGTGCCGATGGTGGTTCCGCTCGAAACAACGGCGACTTTGAACAGAACGTCCGGGTCGTCAAGCACATAGGCCTGAACGTCGGTGATGTTCGTGGTGCCCGGGTAGTATTGGCGGAAGGTCTTGCCGAACACCGGGTCGGTGTACGAACAACCCAAAAATACGCCAACCGGGGTGGCTGCGTTCGTGCCGGTGTCCTTGCCCAAAGTACCGTCGCTGTTCAACTTGACGACGTCACCATAATAGATGGCAGTCGACGAGTTGGTAGCAATCGGGATAAGGCGGGTAGAACCGGCAAAAACCTGACCGCCAATCAAATTGATTGGTGCAAGCCCGTAAGGGGCTGAAACAGTGGGGTATGCCATTTATAAGC